AACTCCTGCCCTGTGCAGTCATAGGGGCTGTTGTAACTCTTCAAATAATGATGGTTAAGAAACCAGTTGGTAGCGTCCATCTCGTGCGCCTCGTCCAGCTTATCGGGCAGCTGAACAAGCTCCAGACGGCCGTCATAGTCGGCACTGATAATGCGCACATTGGAAACGGGGCGGTTATTGTAGGCCCGGATCTCCATCTTGACGGTTGCGGCCAAGTTTTTCACAGCGGATTTCTTTTCGGCGGAGGCTGAAATATCGCGCTGCATGAACATCAGGAGTGCATACGCATCCCGCAATCTCTCATTATCGGTAATACTGAACATGGTCATGGCCTCCTTACTTCATGTTCTGACGTTCCCACATCAGCCAGCGATTCACTTCCTCGCCGGGCATGGATTCCGGCTTGCTGGTTTCGATGTACTCCCGCTCTCCGAAGATTTCTAGCTGCTCGATGTCGTCAGGCGACTGGGTGATAATCTTTGCAGGCCAATCGCACCCGCCGGGAATCTCAATGCGGTGCAGATACAGATTGCTGTCAAAATACCAATCGCTCTTGATGTACCGTTCTTCGGCATCCGTGCTCTCGATGGCCTCAATGTACTTGCTCAGCGCACCGAAAACTTCCAGCCGGGTGGGTGCTTTGTCGAGGTCGGTCACATCAAAGAGTTTGATGTAGGAAATTCGGCCACGTTCAACGGCAATCTCTTCGATGGTGCCGGAATATTTGTAAAGTTTCATCGTCATATCCTCCGAACGCCCGTATAGCCAGATAGCACAGCTTTCAAAATCACTTGCTCTGGGTGCTTACCACGATTCCGTCAAGGCACAGCCAGTGGCGGCCATCGGCGTTGCGTTTCCATTCGCCGCCCAGCGTTTCAAACGCTGCAATCATACCGTAGTAGCTGATCTCCGGCTCGGTAGGCAGCCGCTCTCCGTCATCGTTGTACTCGGCACGGCCGGCAGCAATGTCCGTCTCGGCATCAGACCAGGCGTATGCCCACTGGTTATCCAGCCGCTGATTGAGCCGCTCAAGTGCGGAACGCATTTCAGATTTTTTCATGGTTCAGACCTCCTTGACTTCAACTGTCTTGATGCTGTCGGACACATATTCCCGACCTCTGGCACGTTCGCAGAACTTTACGAATCCGCTTACTGCATCTCGGAGGTCGAATGCCTCCCGCTTTGAGATGACAGCGGATCCATCAAAAGCGGCCTTGATTCTCTCTGCCTGTTCATCATCCATCGGGATGCTCACACACGCTTCGCCGCTTTTGCCGTTCTGCAGGGTGTCGTAGGTGATTACCAGATTCTCCATTGCTTCGTCCTCCTTAGTGCAGCTGGGCACTGTGCTGGTTGTAGGTGACGGTGTATACACTGTTCTGCTTAGTGATCTGGATGTTGCTCACCACGACACGCTTCAGACCGAACTTCCGGCGAACGTATTCCTTGACCAGCGGAGAAGCTTTTTCGGGAAGGTACTTCTTGATACGGCAATCGCGGCAGCAGTAACGCTCAAAACGCTTTTTGTTGGCTGCGGCGGCCTCCTCTCGCGTTCCATAGAACACAGAATCATCGCAGTTGCTGCTCACCTCGTAGAACTTCTCGCAGGAGATGACTTTCAGCCGGTTGTTCCAGATGACATCGCGGCGCTGGTTGTCGTTGGGCTTGACGTTGTCGGTGGTGATGCCGACCACGAGTTTCAGACCTCCCAGCTGGTTGTAATCTTCCCACTCGCTGAATCTGTCCAGCAGGACGCGGACAATCTGCTTGCCGTTGGTCAGGTCAATGTGAGCAGCCTCGCCCTGACTGCCGGACATCGAGGCGGTGTTGATGATGTAGCCCTGTGCGATGTAGTTGTTGACGGCTGCGGTGAACTTGCGGTTGATATTGATGTACTTCATTTTGTTTCCCTCTTGTCTTTCTGGCCTTACTCTGATAAAATAGAGGGCGGCCGGGGTAAGGCTCCCGGCTCGCCGTTGTTTCGGTGTTGAAGATCAGTTGCTTTGGACGGTGGCTGGTCTTCTTTTTTTATTCTTCCATAATCTTCTTGACGCTCTCACGGAGCTCTTCCAGCGTGTCGCATTTCTCGATGAGTTCGAGGATTGCTTTGAGCAACGCCTTGGTTACGTTCATGTCTTCCATTCACCTCACTCCTTTCTGTAAGGGGCTTTCGCTCTCTGCCTTACATCTACATTGTACACCTTTTCGGTTTACTTGTCAATAGTTTTGATAAACTTTTTTGATTTACTTTGAAATAAAAGAGGTTGACAAGTAATTGATTTTGGTGTACCCTATACATGAAAGGAGTGGATGAACACATGACAGTGTCGGACATCATCAAGGGGTTGCTTTCCATGACAGGGAAGAAGCAGACAGATCTGGCCGAAGTCCTCGGTATGAGCAGCAAGCAGGCGATGAGCAACAAGGTGCGCATGAACCGCTGGTCGGCGGATGACCTTATCAAGGCAGCAGAACTGTGCGGCGGCAAGGTTGCAATCATCATGCCGGATGGGCAGACCATCCAGCTGCGCAATGATGAAGATGAAAAAAGCCCGGACGCATAACGTGCATCCGGGCAGGAGATGGGGTTATTTCTTGCGAGACTTGCTCACGGTCTGGGGGATATGGCGCACCTCTTTAACCCTGCGCTCCGGGTTGGGTTCTCGCACAATGAGGTCATCGAGATTACAGTCTAATGCCTCACAGATGAGGTCGAGGTCGTCCAGATTCACACGCTCCGCAAAATCATGGTACAGCTCGTTGATGGTCTGGCTGCGAATCCCCGTTACACGAGCGAGTTCGCTCTGTGTCATCCGCCGTTCGCCAAGGCGGGTAGACAGCAAAATCCTAATCATAGCCTTTGGTCTCCTTTGCCGATAATTTTAGCCGATATGTACTCGGCTTGTCTGCATTTTGGCGGAAAACCCTATATTCCGGCAAATTATTCCGAATTTCGGTAGATTCTACCAAGAAACGAAACGAAAAAAGACCCAAACCTCATTTCATGCGAGGTTTGGGTCTTTTTTGCTTACTTCCTGATTTTCGGCAGGGGACAAAATAAGACGAACACTGAACCAACCATTTTGATTGACACCGTGTTCGCCTCATTCTCTTTTGGTTGGGGATGAGAGAATCGAACTCCCACAAGTAGAGTCAGAGTCTACCGCACTACCACTATGCAAATCCCCAATATTCTGTTGTGTTTTGCGGGGCGAGCCGCTCAACGTGTGCTATTATACGGGAAAAGCCCGGAGTTGTCAAGCATATTTTTGAAAAAAGTTGTACTTTTTTGGAAAATGCCGCAGCAGCGCCGGATAATCTGTGCCGGAGCACTGCCACGCTTCGGCACATTCTGCGCACCGCACCGCCTATACTGGAAGGTACAAAACCTTGCAAAGTACCAGAAGGAGGATGCCTATGCCGGAACGAACCACACAAAACGCCCAGACCCTGCTTTCGCCCCGCGTCCCGCGGGATACCGAGCACGAGCGCTACCACCCGGAACTGGAAGAAGAACTGAAAGAATGCCTGTTCTGTTTGAAGCGCAACGAGATGATGTTTGATATGGAGGTGGATACGGACCTGATCGAGCAGCGCATCTACGAGCGGCAGGCGCTGCTGTGTCGTTACCGGTACTTACTGGCGCGCGCCCGGGAGCTGGGGCTGCACACGGTGCTTACCCGCTACCAGCCCATGGGCGGGTGAAAAGGCTTAGGGCAACACCGCACAATTCCCGCCTTACGGCTTAAGCACCACTCCGGCGGCTGCGGCACGGTATCTGCGTTGCCAAAATGCTCGATAATACACAAAGTATTATCTGCGCTTTTGGCTTAGCATCTGCCGCACCTCACTCGCCGTATCGGCACCTAGAATTATGCGGTATTGCCTTAGCGAAAAAATCTTGACAAAAGGCGCGCTGCGTGATATCCTATTACAAGATAAAAGCGTACCGGAACTATGTCCGGCGCGATAAATTTTTGAGAGTTAGAGAGGTTTCTATCATGGAGCGTATTAAGACTATTGCTACTCGTGACCTGACCAAGAGCGTTAAGACCGGTGGCTGCGGCGAGTGCCAGACTTCCTGCCAGTCCGCCTGCAAGACCTCCTGCGGCGTGGCTAACCAGCAGTGCGAGAACAGCAACAAGTAATTTTTGCAAACCCTATGCCGCCTTTGCCGGGCGGCATTTTTTTGTGTAATCTGGAATGGAGTGTAAAATGGTACATCAGTATCAATTGAACGGTTATAACATCGTGCTGGACACCTGCAGCGGCTCGGTGCACGTTGTGGACGAGGTGGCCTACGATGTCATCGCCATGTACCCGGAGCATACCGCAGACGAGATCGTTGCCGCCATGCTGGCAAAATACGGCAGCCGCCCGGACGTGACCGAGGAGGATCTGCGCCAGTGCATCGACGACGTGACCAGCCTGAAGGAAAACGGCAAGCTGTGGAGCCCGGATGTCTATAAGGACATGGCCTTCGACTTCAAGAACCGCAACACCGTGGTAAAGGCGCTGTGCCTGCACGTTGCCCATAGCTGCAACCTGAGCTGCTCTTACTGCTTTGCCTCGCAGGGGCGCTACCATGGCGACCGCGCCCTGATGAGCTTTGAGGTGGGCAAGCGCGCCATGGACTTCCTCATCGAGAACAGCGGCACCCGCCGCAATCTGGAAGTGGACTTCTTTGGCGGCGAGCCGCTGATGAACTTTGAGATGGTCAAAAAGCTGGTGGCCTACTGCCGTGAGCAGGAAAAGATCCATAACAAGAACTTCCGCTTTACCATGACCACCAACGGTGTGCTCATTGATGACGACGTTATCGACTTCTGCAACAAGGAGTGCCACAACGTGGTGCTGAGTCTGGATGGCCGCAAGGAGGTCAACGACCGCTTCCGCGTGGACTGCGCAGGCAACGGCAGCTACGACCGCATCGTGCCCAAGTTCCAGGAGTTCGTCAAGAAGCGCGGCGACAAGAACTACTATATGCGCGGCACCTATACCCACTTTAACACCGACTTTACCAACGATATCTTCCACATGGCAGACCTCGGCTTTACCGAGCTGAGCATGGAACCGGTGGTCTGCGACCCCAGCGACCCCAGCGCCCTGACTGAGGCCGACCTGCCCATCCTGAAGGAGCAGTACGAGATCCTTGCCAAGGAGATGATCAAGCGCGACCGCGAGGGCAGAGGCTTTACCTTCTACCACTACATGATCGACCTGACCGGCGGCCCCTGCATCTATAAGCGCATCTCCGGCTGCGGCTCTGGCACCGAGTACATGGCTGTTACCCCCTGGGGCGATCTGTACCCCTGCCACCAGTTCGTGGGCGACCCCAAGTACCTGCTGGGCGATATCTGGAAGGGCGTTACCAACACCGCCGTGCGGGATGAGTTCAAGCACTGCAACGCCTACGCCCGTAAGGAGTGTCAGGACTGCTGGGCAAAGCTGTATTGCTCCGGCGGCTGCGCTGCCAACTCCTACCATGCCACCGGCAGCATTACCGGCGTGTATGAGTACGGCTGCGAGCTGTTCAAAAAGCGCATGGAGTGCGCCATCATGATCAAGGTTGCCGAGAATCAGGAGCTGGCTGCCAAGGGTATTGAGGTGCCCATTGAGCTGGGCTCTACCTGCAACGCCTGCGCCGACGGCGAAGCCTGCGAATGAGCATGACCACCCCCATCGTGGATTTTGTGCGCAGCTATGCACAGTCCGGCACCGCCCGGCTGCATATGCCCGGCCACAAGGGGCAGAGCCTTTTAGGCTTTGAGCCGCTGGATATCACCGAGATCTGCGGCGCAGACGAACTTTACGCGCCGGAGGGCATCATTGCCGAAAGCGAAGCCAACGCCACCCGGCTGTTCGGCACGGCGCACAGCTATTATAGTACCGAGGGCTCGTCCCAGTGCATCCGCGCCATGCTGTTTCTGGCGCTGCAGGGTGCACCGCAAAGCGGCAAGCGCCCGGTGCTGCTGGCTGCCCGCAACGCCCACAAG